GTGGGAGCCAAAAATCTTCCAACATACTCATATGGTTTCTATCATCTCGTATCTCACCAGTTGTTGCATCATACACCAACTTGTTACGATAACGATTCATTACATCTTTGAGATATTGTTCTGCCTTTATCTTGGGAAGATTACCAACATCAATATAGAAAATTCTACGTTCTGGCGCTCTTGAAATACGATAGATAACTAACGCATCTTCAATCATTCTCAATTGATTTACAGGTTTAATTGCTTTGTGCAAATAAGAAAGAACTCTACCACTATTACCATCTATTAGACCAGAAGGAGTATAAGCAATTGAATCCGTTGCTATTCTTATTCCTTGACCAGCTGATCCAATACCAGCTGGGTTCAATCCCTTTTCATTGTATATAAAATATTCATTAATCTTTTCCGTCATTTCAACGCCAGTTTTGTTATCAAGTTCTTTTTTAACTTCTCTGACTTTTCTAATTTTGATTGGATCAATGTATCTTAATTCAGTAATACCTTTTCTTGGATTTTTAGTATCAATAATCTTATGATAGAATACTCGTCCATCCACATACCACCGACGAAAAACATCATGACCTCTTTGTTCAAAATGCAGAAGTCGTAAAACTTCATCAAATTCTGCACGAATTTTTCTTTTAATTTTATCTGGATAATGTAAACGATCTAAAGAAATTTCTACTGATTGATCATTTTGATTAGAAACAATACCCTCATTTACGATATCTTCAACAGCAGTATCACACTCAGCTTGCTGAGCAATATCACGATACCGCCGAATTAAATCTATATCGGATCGTTCTCTACCGTCTGTATCAAGAATTTGTCCAAAGAAACCGCCACCAGCTACATCAATGGTGCCGTCATCAGGAGTTGGAGTGGAAAATGTTTTTTCTCCACCCCTATCCTTAATTGCTCGTTGTATTGTGAACCCAAAAAGTTCTGCCATAATATCTCCTACTGTATTACACTATTTAGTAGGTTCAAATTATTCGCCCCTTATGGGCCGGGAAAGTTTACTGCTGATGCCTCAAAGTGTTGATACCTCCAAGTTACGTCGAATGTTTCAATATCTCCGGCTGCAGCTGTGGTCAACTCTATAGTAGTAACACTAGTTGGCCATGCACTTTTAAATACATATCTTTTTAGAACTGTATCATCACGATCTAAATGTTCTACTTCCATATCAGTTTGATATTCAGCAGGAGAAACAACACCTTTGGCACTGGCGGCATCATTAATACCGTTAACCCATCTTTCCATCGCATTACGAATCATAAAGTCCGTATCATTCATGAAAGTTGTGTTCCAAGTTTCAGCAGTTGTTCTGTCTCCAGCAATATATATTTCTCTTCCTCTAAATGGTATTGCAATTTCACTCAATGTTGAGGCAGGAAGACTTGATGCTCTTACAAGAAAAGATGTTCTACCAACATCAAATGGAGCGATATTAATGCCGGTAGGTGGTGTAATTATTACTTTAAATTGGTTAGCACGAGCACCACCACCAAGTAGATTTGCTTTAAAATCATCTATATTAGCCATGATTAACCTCCTACCTCACTAAACGATACGCCAGTTCGCACTGCTATAAAGTTTAGTGTTATGAAGTTAATTGCTCTAGCGGGTTTAATGTAGATGTCTCCAATAAACTCGTTTCGGTCAATAACCTCACCTGTGTTGTTTGTACTGTCGCATACAACCTTAAAGTCGAAGATGCCACGGCGGCCTTGTACATCTCTCAAGAAAGGTTCGACCATGTTACGGAACTGTGCCCGTGTAAACTCATCGTTAAACTCAAAGAGCATGTATTTGGAAGCAGTTGCAATTGCTTTCTCAAGAACCAAGAACAACCTACGCACGTTAATCCTATCAAAGGCACTTGGTTTCGCAAGAGCAGTCTTATCACCAAAGAGTGTTACACCTTGGCCTGGGAAGTTGACAACAGGATTAACCCTTGCCTGATAAAGAATATCTCGGGCGGCCTTATTTGGATTGAATGACAATTTAATTGCACCCCTTACATTACCCCGATTATAACCAGCGGGAGAATACCAAGGATCAGCAACACCATCTGTGTATGCACAAAGTCCAGCAGTATCACCGCATAATGGAACATGCCGATATACGTCATTGTATTTGTCGTACATGTATTTGTATCCACTGTCATAAACCATGTAAGACGATGATGGGTTAAGATCAAATGCAGTTTTTACATTATTGACTGCTCTAGCAGCAGTTGCCGAAGAAGTTGCAACACCAACTGTCGCAGAACGATATGGAGAAACAAATCCCACACAATCCTTACGAATTTCAACAAGGTCTGTAATCATAGTTACATGAGTATCTTGCGTAGCAGCTGTATCACCAGACCCGCCACCTTTACCACCAATTACTAGGTTGATATCATGTAACTCTGTGTCTGCAAACTTATCGTAGGCAAGTTCTAGTTCACCAGCAGATGGAGCAAGATCATCTGTTCCGCCTGAAAGTGAATCAATTGTGATTGGTATAACTGAACTATAAGCAGTGGTTGTATCTGTACCCCAGTTTGAACCACCAGATATATGATCCGTCCAGTAAATCCAATTTGATTTTCTGAAAATTACGTCTGGATAATAATTGCTACTACCCTCAGAAGTCCTGGCCACTGAACTTTTTGACACACTTGCAAAGGTTTCTATGACACTAGAACCTCTCTGTCCAGCAACATCAGCATCGTATCCAGTGATAGCACCTGTTGTGTCATAAACAACAATGTGCATTTCATCATTGGAACCACCCTTAGCCGTTACAAATGCAGAAGTTCCAGGCGCATTTGGAAACAAGTCGTGATATTTCCATTTCCGCCTTATATACGAATTATCTGGAATAGTATTTTGCAAACCACCACTATTTGGATCATCTTTTAGACGAATTGTTAATACATTAGTTGATGTATTGATAGCTGTTACTTCATACTCATTAAATTCATCAACTGGCACTGTAGCCGAAGTATCTGAAAAGAAAGAAATCATATCACCTACATTAAATGCATTTCCCGCCTCATCTGCGTTATCAACCGTAATTGTATTAGCGGCCAACGTTCCAGCACCAGCAGTTAACTGATTTGACGTATCGAGCACTTGGTTGTATCCTGTTGCAGTAGAACAAATCTGAACACCGATTGAGTTACCCCAAGTACCAGCAGTACGAGCAGCCCACTCACCATGCGAACCCTGTCCTGTACTGAAAGATGCTTCCCAATGCTCATCATCACGAATGAGAACACCACTGTTTGCACCAGCATTAAGTGTGGCAGATTCGCAACGAACTACTTTAAGATGATCTGAATACTGCAAGAAATTTGCAGCAGCAAACCAATTTTCAAACTGATTACTAGTTGTCTTGGGTTTACCAAAAATAGCAATCAATTCCTCTTCTGAACTGACTGATACTACAGAAGATATTGGACCCTTTTCCCATGCACTAGCAATCGCACCAATCGTGGTTTGAACTGAGGGAATTACATTTGTAAGGTCAATCTCTCTGACATGTACGCCAGGTGAAACTAAAAAGCTCATATCGTTACTCCTTTATATTAAGAGTGTTTTTTGTATTTCATTAATATTTATAAAAAATGAGTTTCCAATAACCCTCTTTTATAAGTGTTATAACATATAAATAATCCCATGACAAACGCACATTATGAGAAGTATAAAGATACCATAAAGAAGGTAGCTCGTAGAAATTATCGAAAAAGAATCATTCTACTTAACGAATTCTTATCAGATAAGTCATGTAACCATTGTGGAGAGAGTGAAACTATATGTCTCAAATTCTATCCTCATGATTCAGAAATACGAAAATTAACAAAACGAGTTGGTACTAATAATAAAAGTCGTAAAGAAATATTTCATCTGGTAGGTAACTCCACCATATTATGTTCAAATTGTTGGATCAAAGCAGATAACGATTTGATTGAATTTATTTAGTTTTTACCAGTTTGAACCATAGTCTCGTATCACTGGATTCCATCTTGTGCCATATTCATCTATAACTTCTCCAATATTTTCATCTTCTAATCCAGTAACAACAAATCCAAATGGAGCCATATCCTGTTCTAGAGCATCTTGTTGTTCTCTCATCATGGTTTGTCGTACATCCATATCAGTTAATTCTTTAAAATATGTCTGATCAGAAGTCCATGCAAATAAGAATAAACATGCAACTAGATCGTCAGTACAACCCTCATCAGCTTCAAAAGAGTGACCCTTCACAATATATGTAGATAATTCATTAATAATATCCAAATCTTCTATTATTAATTTGTTATCTTCTATTAATTGTTTAAGATTAGAACAACCAACTTTTTTTACTGCTTTGGTAGTTCTTACTCCTAATTGCGCTCGGCCACCTGAGAACCCCCCTCCAAGGACTTGTCCCGCCCGTCCACGCATAGAAGCCATAATAAGGTTGTCGTACTCCAAGTCAAACTGCATAGTAGTTGCAACCTGTTCACCAATGTCATTTATTTCTATAAGTACAAATGCCTGATTGTATGCTCGGGCAATATCATATATTTTAGAAGGAAACAATAATGGTTTAATTTCATTGTCTCGATATTTTGCAACAATTCTATAAGGCATTTCTGATACATCAAATACAACAAATGCAGAATAATCATTTGATGTGCCACGGGAAACATCAGCTGTCAATAGATAAGTATGTCCTTCTTGTGGTTTTACATACAAATCTAAACCAGCATTAGATTGCCTGGGATTTATATATGTCATTGTTTTTAGTTTTTGGGTTGAGATTAATGTGTCAATAGAACCAAGAAACTCACACCCAAATTCTGAATTGAACTGTGATTCTGAAGTATTCTTGATTGTTTCTTCTTTCCACTTTTCATCGCGGCCAGGGATTTCACTCCAATGCACCTCAATAGGAATATAGGAGTTTCTTTTGTTCTCTGCATCAGTCCACAACTTGTAAAACATATTCATACCATGTGGGGTAGAAACAATCATTACTTTAGTTGTCTGACCAGAACTTATTGTAGGATAGACCGACGAAAAGAACTGTTCAGCAACATTCGCTGGCACATAAGCAAATTCGTCCAAGAATATAATATTATAAGAACCACCACGAACAGCACTAGCAGAAGTAGATGATGCTAAAATTTTAGACCCATTTTCAAGTTCAAGACTCCCCTTGTTCCATGTCATTACTCCCTGTTGTAACCACTTGGGTAAATTCTCGTATGCAAGTTGCAACCGACCAAGCAAATCTCTTGCGGTTGCAGCCTTGTTCGCAAGAATTGCTACGTTCACTGATGGATTAAATAAAACAAAATGCAACAAATACGCAATGATAGTAGTAGATTTACCAGATTGTCTAGGAAGTTTACAGATAGTAAACCGATTATTATGAAATGTCCCTACCATTTCCTTCTGAAAATCATAGAGTTTAAATGGAATAAGGCCTAGGTCTAGAGAAATAATTTTAATATATGTCTGTATAAAATACAGAGGATCATTCATACACTTAGTATATTCCTTGACCTCTTCTTGAGTCCACTCTTGAGCGACATTGGCTTTCTTTAAATTAGGATTGCCTAAGTATGTTTCCATTCTCAATTACTTTCATCCTTTAATTTATCCTTTAACATAGTCTGAAGTTCTTTAGTAGAACCAACGAACAATGCGTTTGTTACGCTCTTAGGTGCATTACTTGGCACCTCTTTTAACCTACGCATTTTCTCTTGCAAATCACCTAGCTTTTCAGTTACCTCTGCCACCTGTTTGATAAGATTTCCAGCCACCTCATACGTTCTGGGGTGCTCACTTTCTTTTGCAAGTTCCAGTATTCCATCTATTGCAGATGAACCTTTTTCAACTAAATTGTAAAAATTTTCCCTTTGGTATTCATAGTCTTTTTCTATATCATCCCCACTCTTAGCCTGATAGGGTACAACCTCAGAGTTATCAAGTACGATCTTAGGAACAATTTTATCTATAACACCAAGTTCTTTATCAATTCGTAATCTAGAATCTTTCGTCATCATGATTTATTATCATCTTCACCTGTCTCTGAATTATAACCTTGTGCATCTTGATAGAAAGAAACTGTTTCATTAAATCCAAAATCATCATCAGCATCAGCAGTTGAAGGACTTGGAGTAACTTTATATCTTTGCTCACGTTTTGGTGATTTATCTGGCAAGTCTGTATACTGATCAACTTGCACAGTTTTAATAACTTTAGCAGAAGTTACTGGTCCGTATAGATAGAATTTAGTAGTAAATGATAACGTATATACTAATGCTCTACGAGTAGTAAATTCACCGTCATAACTATCTTCATATCCAATATTCCCCAAAACAATAGGAATATCTCTAGTGATACCCATATCAGCCATATCATTAATAGTTAATGCATAATCTGGTTGAAAGTAAGGAAGTATCTGCTCTACAATTTGCAGAGCATCATCAGATTGTTTTGCCATAACATATAATTCAAATTCAAGATTATATGGAACAGGCATATACTGTGTGTCTAATTGTTTTGTGTTTGCTCCCTTTACTTTCTTAAATCGTTGAACTCTACTCATTTTTCTAGCAGAATCATAAGCAAGATTTTTAATTTCAAAACCAATTCTGGGAAGAGTAATTGCAACCTGTTTTGTTAAATCTGCATCTTCACGCAACCGCACAAGAAACTTCTCTCTTGGCCCATACGCAAGAGGAACCTTCATGGTTTGTGTTATTGTTCCAGAATTGTCTTTACGAACAAGCTGAATATCATTAAACATCGTACCGAAAGCAATAACAATGTTTCGTATTGTTTCGTGATAAAATTGTTGTCCTAACATTATGAACTACTCCCTACATCCCCAAATGGATTTGATTCACTGAAGTCCAAAACTGTTCTACTCTTAATTTCAAACATTTCATTTTGAGATGTTTTGTCTTGATCAAAGTCTCCTACTATATAGTCCTCCTGTATCAGATATGCATCATCACCACTATCAGCAACCTGTTCAAGTAGAATACTTTCACCAATAGAAGTGCTATCGCTTTCACCAACTATATTATCACCATCTGTTTCTTCAAGTAACAATCCAGAAACAACATCGTCATCAGTACCATATTCCAATCGAATATCTTCATTGACAGCAGAAGATTGTTCCATAGTAAATTGATATATAAGTGCGTCCTGTGATTGTTCACTTTCAATCGCATCAATATCTGAAATACCAGTATCAATAATTTCAGAACTGTAATCGTACAGACGACATCTCATCTTGTAGACAGGATTATTATCTAACTGATAAAATGGTTCATCGTGATCCACAAAGTTTATCTGGAACATCTTATCCAGAACTGGATGATAAATTACATCACCCTCTTGTGGTCGATCAGAGTCCGTTGCAGCTGTATCCTGTATAATATAAAAATTGTTATCACCAGTAACCGTTGTTAAAGTCGAAGAAGAAGATGACTGATCTATAGTTCCAGCTTCTAATAATATTGAACCACCAGAACTTGTATCTGTTTCATCTTCAATTTGCATTTGTCTGTCTAGTTCTTGAAAACGAGACTTGTTTACGACAAAAGTTGCTTCACTTAAATTCTGCAAACCAAACTGATTCATTAATTCTTTTTCACCAGCAAATCCACCATCAGCATCTTCCATATACATTTCTATAGGATGTTGTGTTCTATATTTGGAAAGAGAATCTTCTCCCCATACTGTATCTTCTGCAACAAGAGTACGATCCATATAATAAACATCATGACCATAAATCTGTATGGCCTCTTTTATGAGGTCACTATATAAATTTCTTTCAGCTGCAATGGAATGAAGATTGCTTGTATGAAATGCTGTATTAACTGCCATTCACTTACCCAACCATATAGTTTATGGGCAACTCAAATGCAAGTTGAATTTCTTCTTCTAATTTATTTTGTTCTTCCAATGCTTGAGTATATAATTGTTCACCATTCATGGTAACACCACCAAGCATGGTAACACCATTAAATTTGCTAAGGTTTGCTCCCCATTGTTTTTTGAGAAGGGTAGTTGTATATCTTTTCAGATAAATGTCATCATAAACATCTGTATATGTTGTTGGGTCTAATTTTCGATAACACTCAATAATCACATAGTCAACGTCAGCTGTTACATCATTTGCCCAATCCATATCAATATAAAGACGATTTTGATGTTGATTAAAACGAATAGGAGTTTCACCGACAAGAATATGTTCTAGAAAATCAAGATTTTGCATAGTCATTTCGTATTGAATGACGGATGTTGAAGAGAAATCAAATAAATCATTCAATCGCAATTGATAACGAATATCGAACATATTACCACCACCACCTGTATCAGTAAATGGAAATACTTGCACAACAGACACAACAGAACTTGGAATTGGAATAAAGTTCTTTCCTTCTTTCCAAGTTGCGGTGATTGAACTGTCAGCAGTATCGGTTGCAGTAGTCGATGCGTCAGAACGTGCTCTAGTTACCTCATCAGAAGTAATTAGATGTTTCAGATACATTTTCTCAATACCATCGTAATGATATTGAGCAAAATATTGAAGTGCTTCATCTAGACGATCATCAGCTTGATCATCGGATACGTTAATATCAATAACTCCAAACCCTAGAGCTCTGAGACAGTAACTTTTTAATGTAGCTTTTGTTGAAGGCGTTGCCATACTATCTTCCTTTTCTACATATTTATATGTAAACTAACCTCAGTAATTGCCCTCCAAGTTAAGAATGATTAACCAATAGTTCTTTCAGAAGGTGTTTAATCTCATGCATTTCTGATTTGAGATGATTTATTTCTCTGGTTGTGTCTCGTATTTCATCTCTTTGTCTTTGTGCAGATGCAGCTCGTTTCTTTGCTTGTTCATATGCATCAACATTACGATTAATAATAGCATGAGATTTACCATCTCTAACTAAATTTGAATGACCCTCAACCTGCTTATATACCCTCTCCATTCTATGTTCCTAATGCTATAGCTCTCAATGCTTTAAGTCTAGGTGGTTCTGCACAGTTAGTTCCCTGCATAATGATCTTAATCTGAAAGGATATAAAATCTTGCAGAGGATTACCAACACCTTCACTACTTACACCAGCGGTATACTCGTATTCATGAAAATCATTAATAGAAGCAGATGCTGATACAGTAGCATCAGGAGAACCATCACTATTAAAGTAAGTATAACCCAAATTATCAAAATCTTCAGATTCATCAACCGGCAAAATTTTATACATCACTTTAATATCATTTGTAGATGGGCGGTGAGCAGCAAATAAAAGTTTTATTCCTGTTGCTAAGTTATCCAATGTAACTTGTTTTGTGATATAAATTGCAGCGTTTTCATCACCCTCTGCAGCAAGAGAACCAACATGTCCAGATGTGGGATATACATCAGATGACGAATCTATATTATTAATTCTATTTGCAACTGCAATCATAGATGTTCTACCAAGATCAATAATAGGAGAAATTCTTGGCGTTTCTGTTTTCATTGTAATTTGAGTTTCAAATGACCTTAATGAAGATAATTCATTTGTCTCATTGATCGCTGAACATACCATATAAGGAACTTCAAACTTATAATTATCATTTAATGGAAATTTAATTGTCGGAACAAGTTCATCATCACGGGTATTTGCAAACGAGGTTTGACTACCTGATGGACTTGTTGCTCTAACCACCAAAGCTTCAGCGGCAAGAGAAGTGCCGGGCATTTCCATTATACCAATAAGTGTTGAAAACACATCCATTATTGCATTTTCTGTTGCCTTTACAACAGTGCCACCAATTGAAGATTGGGCCGTGGTTGACCCATCAACCACAGGAGTTGTAGATAAAGTCAAAGTATAACTATCAATTTCTGGATTTGCAATTGAAGTATGCGTCTTATTAATTTCTGTAAACGGTACTTTATGTGCCTGATAAAGTTCTACTGTCGCACCAGAAACATGTTCTGCAGCAGTTGTACCATCCACTGCCCTAGAAAGACCTGATATAGCATTAGTACTAATGGTGGTATATGTTAAAATCTCATCATCAATTTTAATATACCACAGATTATTGGCTAGTTTTGAATATATTCCAGAAGTATCATCAAAATTAGTTCCACTCGTTAATGTCAAAGTAGTTGTTGTGGAATTAATTGCACCATTCAAAGTTGTAGTCGCTGGTGACTTGACTCCAGAAATTGTCACATTATTAGTTGTAGCATACATATGATGATTGGGATGATTAATTTTCATCGTAGTACTAGCATCGGTAATGATAAGTGGGTCTGTACCTAAAGTTTGTGTTGGAACATCATCATTCGTTAGTGCTAAAACACCAGCAGTGGTAGAAAATTCAGCGGCTTTCACAGTGAACTTTGCATCTTCCATTGGACTTATTGACCATCCACGATTATTACCAGATTTATATAGAACACCAACATGAGGTTGTTCAGATATAGTTCGTTCACTACCAACATCGGTTTCACCCATTCGGGAAACCCAAATCTTATGACTATCTGAATTTGTCATTACAACAATACAGTATTCAGTTTCAGCTTCTACATAAACTGGTGAAGAAAATGTATATGTTGTTGCTGTAGCAGCAGTATCAGAAATATTAATATCTGCTGGATTTTTTACTACTCGACCAAAGGGTAAAACCTTGGGGCCGGGAAATCCATTTACAACATTTCTTATCTCTACCGTTACAGGGAGAACATCATCTTTTGCTTGATGGTATAGATCAACGGAAGTGATAAATCTTCCACTACCTGAAGCGTCACCTTCCATCATAAATGTTTGAGCTAACGGATCGTCGCCCTTATTATGCATTACATAGTCATTTGCAATATAAGTATGATCACCATCAAGTGTGAAGTTATGTAGTGGTGTATCATGAGGAACTTTCTTTAAATCAATACTTTCTACTTTAATAACTTTATCAAGATGGCTTTTTATTTCATCACCGACCTCTAACTGGCCAGGATTAAGTGATGGATATCTTTCTTGTGACATTTCACCATTACATGATTTCCATCCATCAGTAGTCAATAATGGGTGGTCTTCAGTAGTAAAATAATCACCACCATTTATAGATACTACTCTACGTCCATCTGTAAAGGGATAAAGCAATTTTTGAACAGTATTAATATTTCCACCTTCACCATGAACTCTATCTCCAACTTCTATGTCCTCAACATTTTTAGTTGTATGGTCTTCCATTGTCATTGGGGTGCCAGGTAAGAAACAGCCCTTATTATGAACCAAGAAATCGTTAGCAAAGTATTCGTGATCACCATCAAGTGTGAAATTATATATAGGAGTATCCTCTGGTACTTCTTTTGTTTCTATTGAAGTTATAACAGTATCATCTCCAGCATGTCCTGTAATAGTATCACCTATCTGCAAT